AAAGTTCAGCAACTTTAAGTAAATCAACTACAGCGTACGCAGCACCAACAGATGGTACAGCTGATCCAACAAGCACTTACGAAGTGAGTTCAACTTCAACAGGATATACAACAGGTGGAAACGCTTTAACAAGCACAACTCCAGTTTTATCTAGTGACACTGCATGTTGTCTATTCGCAAGTACATCATGGGGATCAAGTGCATCTTTTACAGCAAGAGGTTGTTTAATTTATAATTCAACAAATGCTAACAAAGCGGTTTGCACAATTAACTTTGGTGCAGACAAGACTGTGACAACTGGAACTTTTACAATTCAATTTCCAGCTCAAACAGCAGGTAACGCAATTATCCAAATAGCATAGGAGGCCCATGTCGACGGGATGGGGACGACTAACCTGGGGGCAATCTCAGTGGAATGGTTCTACTGTTTTGGCAACCGGTTGGGGTGCTAAATCGTGGGGTTCTGGTGAGTGGGGTGATCTTTCTAATGAAACCATTACTCTTGCAGGACAATCAGCTACAGCAACAGTTGGAAGTTTAACAGAATTAATTGAAGTAAGACCTGGTTGGGGTACACTCAAGTGGGGTGAAAATGGTTGGGGTAGTGTTGAAGAAGCAACTGAAACTTTAGTTGGTTTATCAGCTACAACAGCTTTAGGAACTTTAATAGAAATACCTGGACAAATAGTTGGTTTAACAGGTAGATCTGCAACTACAACAGTTGGCTCATTAACTATTGATGCAAGTTTAACTCTTTCATTAACTGGTCAACAATTAATTTCATCATATGGAAATCTTTCACTTGATGAGCATTCAGTTGGATTAGTAGGTTTATCAGCTACATCATCAGTAGGCACTTTAAATCCTGCAGATATTATGGGTATTAGTGGTGTATCAGCAAGCACTGCTCTAGGTACTTTATCATATAGTTCAGATCCTACTTTGACCGCAAGTGGTCAAGCGGCTACGACAGCTTTAGGGACTTTAACAGCTTCTCCTGAAACTTTAACTACTTTAACAGGTCAATCAGCAACTACAGCCGCTGGCGCCCTTACTACGGTTCAACAGACTAATGCGAGTTTAGTAGGTCTAGGACAAGTGGCAACAGCTACTGTAAATGGACCAGGTTTAATATTGAAATATTATGGAGATAAAACACCAAATACCAGTGCGAGTTATACGGATAAAACCCCAAGAACAAGTGCTAGTTATACGGATAAAACACCAGCATAATACTATTGACTTTAAACTAATGAGAACATATAAACTAAAAAACTAGGAGATTTTTACAATGGCTTCAACATATAACAGTCTTGGTATCCAATTAATGGCAACTGGCGAAAATGCCGGTACATGGGGTACAAATACCAACAATAACTTAAACTTTATTAAAAATACTTTTGGGTATATTGAAGTTGCAATCACAGCGGATAGAACTTTAACCATACCAGATGGTTCCACGGGAACTTATGATGGTCGAGCTTTTATTATTAAACTAACTGGTTCTACTGGTGGAAGCAGAGTTTTAGATATTGCAGCAACTGCAGGAGATCCTGCGGCAGCAATTGAAAAACCTTTTTTAGTAATTGACAGTACAACTAGAGGCGGTAGTGATACTATAACTTTTAAAGTTACAGGTCAGACAGGAATCGTAATACCTAGATATGGAAATGTTTGGTGTTATCATGATGGTACCGATATACGTACATCAGGAATGCTTAGTACAAGAGGATCGGCAGGAAATGCACCAGCTCAAGCCGCTTATACTTTACCAGCTGCCGATGGATCAACAGGTCAATATTTAAAAACTGATGGATCAGGAGCGTTAAGTTTTGATACTCTTCCTGCAGCAGGAATATCAACAGGAAAAGCTATTGCAATGGCAATGATTTTCGGGTAAAAAAGAGAAGGAATTAAATTATGGCAAATCCAAATATAGTATCAGTCGCAACAATTGAAGGCGGTAATGCTGGTTGGAACCTATCTACAGGTTTAACAACAACATTAGCTGAATGCGCATCTAATTATATTTTAAAAATCAATAGAATTGTATGTACTAATGTTCATGCTACAGACGCAGCAAATTTAAGTTTGTATGTTGATGGCATGGGAACAGGTGCAGCGGGAATTACAACAACAGGTGCAGACGCAGCTGTTTATTTAGCAAAAGTTATTTCAGTACCAGCTAATGCTTCATTAGTTGTTTCTGACACACCTATCTATCTTATGGAAGGTGATTTATTAAAAGGCGGATCAAGTGCCGCAAGTTCATTAGACTTATTCATATCATATGAAACGTTAATCGACTAGGAGGTTAAATTATGGCGCAAGGAAACGGCGGAATAATTGGACCAGTCAATACGGTTTCAGCAATTTACAAAGATAAAATTACAGTCATTACGGCGACGGGATGTTTTACTAAATCATCTTGTAATCCAGCAGCACCAGGTAAAGCTACAGTTGTAGTTGCAGCTGGAGGTGGTGGCGGTGGTTGGGACGCTGGCGGTGGCGGTGGAGCCGGTGGAATGATTATTAAACAATGTCACGTACTTCCCGGAAGTGCAGTTCCTGTAACTATTGGTGGTGGAGGAGCTGGCTCAAACGCAAATAACAGTAAAGGAGTTAGTGGATGTAATTCTGTTTTTGGTTCTGCGTGTGCACCTATTACAGCAGCTGGCGGAGGTGGAGGTGGTTCAGAAAATAATGCACCTGCCCGATGCGGAATTGCTGGTGGTTCAGGTGGAGGTGGAATTGCAAGATGTGGTCCTAGAGCAGGGGCCGCAGGAAATACTCCTGCTATTCCTGCACCTTTAGGTGGTCCACAAGGAAATCCTGGTGGCGAAGCAGTTTGTGCGGGTGGTTCAGGTGGTGGTCATGGTGCAGCAGGAGAACCTATTCCTTCTCCTTATAATCCATGTTGTACAGGTGGAGATGGTGGAGCTGGTACTGATGTTACACCTTTTTTTAATGCAGCCCCTTCATTTACTTTTCCTTGTTCAGCTTGTTCTCCAAGAGGAGTTTTAGGAGGAGCAGGAATTTACGCTGGTGGCGGCGGTGGCGGCGGTGGAAATGATAATAGAACTGGAGGAAGTGGAGGTGGAGGAAATCCAGCACCAGGTCCTTGTTCAGCAAATAGACCCGGTAAAGCAAATACTGCTGGTGGCGGAGCCGGTGGAAGTAGTTCACCATATGTTGGTGGAACAGGTGGTTCAGGTGTAGTTCTCGTTGGAGAAAAATGTCAACAACCATGTGGAAGTAAAGCTCCAGGTGTTTGGCAAATGAATACAGTATATGATTTCGTAAAAGATGATAATTGGGTTTATAATAATGCAGATTTAGATTATTTAGTAATTGCTGGTGGTGGATCTGGTGGTTATGATGCTGGTGGTGGAGGTGGAGCAGGAGGATATACAACTTCTTACTGTAACCCTGGTGCTTCAGCTTTAAATTTAAAATGGGGAACTTACCCCATAACGGTAGGTGGTGGAGCTGTAGCAGCCGGAGCTCCTACGGGTCCACTTACAGCTGGTGGAAAAAAAGGAAATGATTCAACTTTTCAAACAATAACTAGTACTGGAGGTGGAGGTGGTGGAACATCTACTACTCCAAGTGGAACTCCAATCAGTCCACAATATAATGGTATGCCAGGAGGTTCGGGAGGTGGTGGTCGAGCTAATGTGGCAGGTACTGGAGGATCAGGAAATGATCCTGCTGTCCCAACAGCTTTAGGAGGACCTCAAGGTAATGCTGGAGGAACTACTTCTCCTGGTTCAGGTCAAGTTGGTGGTGGAGGTGGTGGAGCTAATGCTGCTGGAGCTACTAATGGAGCTGGTGGAGCTGGTGGAGCAGGTAAAGCAAATTCAATAACAGGATCTCCTATAACTTACGCTGGTGGTGGAGGCGGTGGTGGAAACTGTGGTGGCGCTGGAGCAGCTGCTGGAGCTGGTGGTGGTGGAAAAGGTGGAGCCGGAAGTGGTGGTAATGGTGGAGCTGGAAGTGCAAACACTGGTGGTGGTGGAGGTGGTAGTGGATGTGGACCTTCCTCTACTATATCTGGAGCCGGAGGTTCAGGATTAGTAATTTTAAGATCAAGTCAATATTTATCAACAGATAGTGCGTGTGCACCAGTTAATTCACCTGATGGTGGTACAAGTACATTTATAGCCCAATTTAATGCATCAGCCAATTTAACAATTAGTGGCGCACCTACTAATGGTTTTGATTATTTAGTTGTAGCGGGTGGTGGTGCCGGTGGACAACAAAGAGGTGGTGGAGGTGGTGCTGGAGGATTTAGATCTTCTTTTCCAGGTGGAACAAAAGTATTTTTAGAAACAGGAACAAATCAAGTAGTAGTTGGAGCAGGAGGAACAGCTACACCTACATGTGCAGGCACTCAATGTGCGGGAACTCCTGGAGAGAATTCATATGTCGGATATATAACAAGTTTTGGAGGTGGAAAAGGTGGTTTTAAAGATAATGAAGATGGACATCCGGGTGGTTCAGGTGGTGGTGGAGAAGGTCGATTTGCTACGTGTGGAGGAGCTGGAAATATTCCTACGAATAGTTCACCTCAATCTCCTGTTCAAGGTTATGCAGGTGGAAACGCTTCAGGAACTCAAAATCCACCAGATGGATATTCTGCTGGAGGTGGTGGTGGAGCTACTGCCGCAGGATCACCTAATCCAAGTGCTACTCAAGGTGGCGCAGGAGGAGCAGGAAAAGCTAATTCAATTTCAGGAGCTTCAGTAACTTATTCTGGTGGTGGTGGAGGTGGAACAGGATCTTATTCTAATACTCAAGGAACTGGTGGTGCAGGAGGTTCTGGAGGTGGCGGAGCTGGTGGAAATGGTGGAGCAGCACCTGTAGCTAGTGGAACAGCTGGAACAGTTAATACCGGTGGTGGCGGTGGAGGTGGTTCAGTAGGTCCAGGATCAGTGGTAGGAGCAGGAGCAGCCGGAGGGTCAGGAATTGTTATATTAAGAATAGCAACAGCTTGCGCACCGGGCAGTTTAGCAGTAGCTCCTGGAACTAATCAATTAACAACAGATGGGTCTTGTAAAGTAGCTACATTTACTGTATCTGGAACGTTGACAGTATAGAAAAATTAAATTATAACTATAACTTTTAAGGAGTAAAAATATGGCACATTTCGCAGAATTAGATGGTAATAATGTAGTAACAAGAGTGGTGGTTGTTGGAAATGATATTAGTACAGCAGCAGGACCTTTAGGAAATAATGACATGCATGTGGATGGAGAAACATGGTGTATTAATTTTTTTAAAGGAGGCACTTGGAAACAAACTTCTTATAATCACAATTTTAGAAAACAATATGCAGGCAAAGGCTATAGTTATGATTTTGCTAAAGATAAATTTATTTGTCCTCAACCATATGCATCTTGGTCATTAGATGGAAATGATGATTGGCAAGCACCAGTTACATATCCAACTGATACTACAGGTAAACATATAATTTGGGATGAAGCAGGACAAAAATGGACTGCAACAGATTTTGATAACGTAGATAATAAATACAATTGGGATGCATCAGCTCTAGCTTGGGTATCCGCATAAGGAGACTCATATGGCTAGCCCTTCAGCCTCATCAAATGGTGGTATAATCGGAAAAACGAATAAAACTTCGTTTGGAAAATGTTCAGTTACAACTCAAACAGGTACAGGCGCAATCACTACAAAATCCGGAACTAGAGTTATTAAAACTTTAATTGTTGGCGGTGGTGGAGGTGGTGGTGGTTCTGTAGGATCTGGTGGTGCTCAAGGTGGCGGTGGTGCTGGTGGAATTAAATGTTTAGAATTAAATGTTTGTGGAAGTACAGCTTACACAGCTACAGTAGGAGGTTCTGGAAGTGCGGGACCTACAAGTGCACCTGGAATAGGTGGAAATGGTGGAGACTCTTCTTTAGCAATTGGATGTACAACTTATACTTCAACCGGTGGTGGCGGTGGAGGTGGAGCAAATGCTGCAGGAAGAGATGGTGCTGATGGTGGTTCTGGCGGCGGTGGTGGCGCTGGTGGTGGCGTTGGTGGATGTGGAACTGCTTGTCAAGGAAACGCTGGTGGTGATCAAGTACATACCCCTCCTGCCTTTGGAGGAGGTGGCGGTGGAGGTAAAACCGCTGCTGGTGCTGATGGTACATCAAGTGCCGGAGGCCCTGGTGGAGCAGGAACAGATTATAGTACAACATATGGAAATATTGGCCCAACATGTTCAGTGTTTGGCGGTGGTGGAGGTGGTGGATCTTACCCTGGACCGGGAACTCAAGGAGCTGCTGGAGCAGGTGGTGGTGGAGCTGGTGGAACACCAGGTGGTAATGCAGGAACAACAAACACTGGCGGTGGTGGAGGTGGTTCTGGAGAAGGTGGAACAGGTGGAGCAGGTGGATCAGGAGTCGTAGTAGTAAAAGAATTAAATAAAGCATGTGGTGTATGGTCAATGCAATCACAATTTCACGCGCAAGCAGCCGGAACATGGCCAAAATTTTTAGCAACTTTCCCAGGTGTAGATTATTTAGTAGTCGCAGGTGGTGGAGGTGGAAATTCCGGATTAGCAGGTGGAGGTGGAGCTGGAGGTTATCGTGCTTCTGGTTATGGACCTGCACCTTTACAAGGAACAGCATTAGTAGTTGAAGAAGGCTGTCACGCTATTGTAGTAGGTGATGGAGGAGCTGGAGCAGCATGTGGAAGTGATTCAAGTTTTGCTGCCGGCGAATCTTTTGGAATAACATCATCTGGTGGTGGTAAAGGTGGTAGTACAAATGCATCAGGAACTACTGGTGGATCTGGTGGTGGAACCGGATGTAATGATGGTGGTGCCCCTTCAGGAGTTGCAGGTAACGCGGGTGGATACACTCCGCCAGAAGGAAACTCTGGTGGTGGTGGTTGGCCCGGAACTCAACCTTATTCAGGTGGTGGCGGAGGTGGTGGTGGTGCCGGTGGAGCAGGAACAGGTATGCCTGGTCCTAATGCCGGTGGTCCTGGAGGACCCGGAGTTCCTAATTTAATTAGTCCATCTTTCCCTATTTCAACATTTGCTGGAGGTGGTGGAGGTTCAGGTCACAATGGTGGACCTAGAGGAACTGCACCTGCTGGATCTGGTGGACCAGGCGGTGGTGGAGCTGGTGGAGTTAGCGGCTGTGGAGGTGCTGGAACTGCTAATACCGGTGGTGGCGGTGGCGGTGGAGGTTATACTTTTGGTGGTAGTAACCAACCAGGAAATGCTGGAGGATCAGGAGTTGTTATATTAAGATTTCCAGATAGTGCATGTTTAAGTGCAAGCCCAGGAACGAATAGTGTAGCACCTGCACCAGGTTCTACAAAAATTGCAACATTTACGGTTACTGGAACCTTATCAGTTAACCCTTCTTAATTTTTAATATTTACTTTTTCTTTATTTTAAAGTATATCTTAAGTATAAAGATATATATATGAATCTTACAAATTATTATTGGTATTTTCAATCAGTTGTTCCTTCCAGAATTTGTGATGAAATTGTTCGTTATGGCAAACAACTTCAAGATCAAATGGCAGTTACAGGTGGTTTTGGAAATCAAAAACTAAATTCAAGACAAGTTAAAGATTTAAAAAAGAAAAGAGATTCTAATATTGTATGGATGAATGATCGTTGGATTTATAACGAAATACAACCTTATGTTCAAACCGCAAATACAAATGCAGGATGGAATTTTCAATGGGATTATTCTGAATCATGTCAATTTACTAAATATGAAAAAGGTCAATTTTATGATTGGCATTGTGATGGTTGGGATAAACCATACAGCAGAGAAAGTAATAATCCATCTAATGGTAAAATTAGAAAATTATCAGTAACTGTAACATTATCTGATCCAAAAGAATATAAAGGCGGAGAGTTAGAATTTGATTTTAGAAACCTGGATCCCGATAAAAAACCTAATATTAAAAAGTGTAAAGAAATATTACCTAAAGGATCCTTGGTGGTGTTTCCAGGGTTTGTGTGGCATAGAATATGCCCAGTTAAAAAAGGAACAAGACATAGTTTAGTTATATGGAATTTAGGATGGCCTTATAGATAAAGGAGTATATGAAAAAGAAAAAAGCTAGAAAACAAAAGACAAAGAAAAAATTAGATGAGATATCTTGCGGAAGTGCGAAATCTTTTCCTTCTCAATTATTTAGAGAAGATTATTTTAAATGTCCTATATGGTTTGCTGATGAATCAGCGTTTGTAGATAAATTAAATAAAGCATCTGATTCATATATTGAAACAGCTACAAAAAATTTAGAAAAAAATATAAATGAAAGAAATAAAAAATTTGGAGATAAAGGGGACATGGGTAATGTTTTTCACTCTACATCTTTAATAGGAGATCCTAATTTTAAACCGCTACAAGATTATATAGGTGCAACAGCACATAATCTATTAGGAGAAATGGGTTTTGATATAACTAATTATCAAGTGTTTACCACAGAAATGTGGGTACAAGAATTTGCTAAGAATGGTGGAGGACATCATACCTTACATACTCATTGGAATGGTCATATATCTGGGTTTTATTTTTTAAAAGCTAGTGAAAAAACATCAAGACCTATATTTGAAGATCCAAGGGCAGGGAATATGATGAATCTATTGCCTGCAAAAGATGTAACTAAAATAACTTATGCTAGTCATCAAATTAACTATGATGTTAAACCAGGAAGACTAATATTTTTTCCCTCTTATATGCCACATATGTATTCAGTAGATATGGGGTATGAACCATTTAGGTTTATACATTTTAATTGTCAAGCTGTACCAAAAGGAGTTGTTCAATGGCACCCAAAATAATAAAAAATTTTTTAGAGCCAGAACAATTTGAAGACCTTCAAAAAATGTTTTATCTACCCACGTTTCCTTGGTATTTAAATAAAGTATTAGATGAAAATGAAGACAGACAATTTACACATTCTTTTTATTTAAGACAAAAAAGAAATTCAGATTTTTTTCCTTTTCTTCGTCCTTTTTTAAAAAAATTAAATATATTTATATTAGTAAAAGCTAAAGCTAATTTACTTTTAAAAACTTCTACAGTAGTAGAACATGGTTTTCATAAAGATTTTGATTTAAATCATGTACCTCTTTTAACTGCTGTATATTATGTTAATACTAATAATGGATACACACAGTTGAAAAATGGGATAAAGATACCAAGTGTTGCCAATACTATAGCTATTTTTGATACTCAAGAAATGCATACAGGAAGTACATGTACTGATGAAGACCATCGTATAGTATTAAATTTTAATTATATAGAAGGAGTAGAAGAAATAGAAGGAGTAAAAGATGACATTTAAAACAAATAAATATACAATATTAAAAGGAGCTATTAGTAGAGAGGTAGCAGATTTTGCTTTTGCTTATTTCTTAAATAAAAGAAAGGTGGCAAAATTTTTATTTGATCAAAAATACATTTCACCATTTACAGAATACTGGGGAGTATGGAATGATTCCCAAGTGCCTAATACCTATTCTCATTACTCAGATATGGTTATGGAAACTTTACTACAGAAAGTTAAACCCGTAATGGAGAAGCATACTAAATTAAAATTAAGTGAAACTTATTCTTATGCTAGAATTTATAAAAAAGGTGATGTACTAGCTAGACATAAAGATAGATACTCTTGCGAGATATCTACCACATTAAATCTTGGCGGAAATCCTTGGCCTATATATTTAGATCCAACAGGTAATAAAGGTCAAGCTGGTATTAAAGTAGATTTAAAACCAGGTGATATGCTTATATATTCAGGTTGTGATTTAGAACATTGGCGAGAAGAATTTACAGGCGACACTTGTGGCCAAGTGTTTTTACATTACAATCAAAAAGGTTCTAAACTAGCTAAAGAAAATGAATTTGATAAACGTCCATTCATAGGACTTCCGGCCTGGTATAAAGGCTTTACTTTACCTACAAAATAAGTTATAAAATTACTCTGTGGGGGGAGACACCACCAATCACCCTCCCCCTACTTAACCATTTGAATTTCCTCCAGATCTGATATAAACCTTATAAACAGGATTTTTTATATGTTACAAAAGATAGGTTTTTTACCAGGATTTAATAAACAAGTTACAGCTACCGGAGCAGAAGCCCAATGGACAGGAGGGGAAAATGTTCGTTTTAGGTATGGGACTCCTGAAAAAATAGGTGGTTGGAATCAATTAGGACAAGATAAATTAACGGGTGCAGCTAGACAAATGCACCATATCGTAACAAAAGAATCTATAAAATTTTCTATAATAGGAACTAACCGTATTTTATATGCCTATACTGGTGGAGTTTTCTACGACATTCATCCCATTAAAACAGATTTTGGTGGCTCGTATGGAGCTTTTACGTGTAATTTTTCTAGTGGACAAGCTGCGGTAACCATTACTTTTTCTGGTGGAGCATCAACAGCTGGTATGTCTGCTGGAGATATTTTATTAATGGACGATTTTACAGGTGGTGGAGGAACAGGTTTCTCAGCTACAGATTTTGATAATAAAAAATTTATGATTACTGCAGTAGATTCTACTACGCAAGTAACAATAACAATGGGTAGTAATTCTGGAGCTACTACAACAGGAACTTTAAAAGTTCAATGGTATTATCCCGTAGGACCAGCGGAACAAGTAGGAGCTTATGGATGGGGTATATCTTTATTTGGTGGTACAATTTTAGGATCTACTACAACAACTTTAACCGCTCCAGGGTTAAACGATGATACAAATGGTACCGGTGGATCCGGGACTACAATTAATGTGGGAAGCACCACAGGATTTCCATCTTCAGGAACAAATTATTTTCAAGTAGGAACCGAAGAAATTTCTTACACAGGTGTAACAGCTACAAGCTTTACCGGTATAACAAGAGCAGTCAGAGGATCAACGCGATCCGCTCACAGTGGAGGTGCTACTATAACCAATACTTCTAGTTGGACTGGATGGGGATCAGCTGCGGCTAACACTGATAAAGTAACTGACCCAGGACTTTGGTCCATTGATAATTTAGGGGATAATGTTATTGCTTTAATTCATAATAGTGTAGTAGTCGAATGGGATTCATCAGCTGCTAATGCTACATCTAATAGAGCTACTGTTATTGTGGGAGCACCAACAGCTTCTAGAGATATGTTAGTATCTACACCCGACCGTCACTTAATTTTATTTGGAACAGAAACAACAATCGGAGATCCAACTAAACAAGATGATATGTTTATAAGATTCTCTTCTCAAGAAGATATAAATACATGGACTCCAACAGCAACCAATAGTGCTGGTACACAAAGACTGGCCGCCGGATCACGGATCATGGGAGCTAAACTAGGAAGAAATGCAATTTACGTATGGACGGATACCTCATTATTTACTATGCGTTTTGTGGGAACTCCATTTACTTTCGCTTACGAACAAGCGGGAACTAACTGTGGGTTGATTGGTATGAATGCTGCGGTAGAAGTAGATGGAGCCGCTTACTGGATGTCTGAAAACGGTTTCTTTAGATACACTGGTAAACTAGAATCTATGGACTGTCTGGTTGAAGACTATGTTTATGACGATCTTAATAAAACTTCTAACCAATTAATATATTGTGGTCTTAATAACTTATTTGGAGAAATTATGTGGTTCTATCCAACAGCCAATTCAAATGTGGTTGATAGGGTTGTTTTGTATAGTTATTTAGATTCAACTGCTGAAAGACCAATTTGGTTTACCAATGCAAGCACCTTATTTAGAAGAACCACTTGGACAGATTCTGCTGTCTTTGGTTTACCTCATAGTACAGCTTACGATGCAGGAAATGATGCATCTTTTGATGTTACTGGTAACACTGAAGGAAGCACTATATACTACGAACATGAAACAGGAGTTAATCAAGTTAACTCTGGAGTAGATACAGCAATACCAGCTAATATATTATCAGGAGACTTTGATATTACGCAAGACCAACAAAGAGGAATTACTTTTAGAGGAGATGGAGAATTTATTATGAGAATTAGTAGATTTTTACCTGACTTTATATCTCAATCAGGGACAGCAGTAGTTTCATTAGACCT